GTTTGGTCGTGTTTTCCGATTCGCTACCGCTGCCGATAAGGCTAGCGGGGCGATCGTATAGGGGTGCCCGACAAAGGCCATAGGTACCGGGTGTGATTTCTCTAAAGCAATACAACAGTTTGATCAATTCCTGCATGATGAGAGTGTCTCTGTCGTTTATTTCGATAGTGATATGGAGTGTGGGTTTGATCGGACCAATTTGTTGAAATTGCCCCGGGACCGTTTGCAATGGGAAACCATTGTTGGGAACCCAAGGGAGCGTAGTTATACTAGGGTTGCTGGCGTAGCGCCAGCCGTAGAGTTAGTTCCTTTCAACAATGATATACGTACTTTACAACGTGCGGTGGTTGAACGAGTCTTTACTGTTAAAAGTAATGGCGAGTTCGTGCGTCCACCACGTCCAGCAGAGGGTCATTTCGACAGCACCATGGCTGGTGTTGCCGGCATGCTGAGAAAATTTCTGCCATCGACCGCTCCTGTTAGTCATCAAGCTTTTGTTGACAGTTACAGGGGCCGCAAGCGGGAGTTCTATCAGCTAGCTTTGAATCAGATGCGTGAAGGTCGCTCTGATCCAGAGAATGACTCGAAGTTGAATGTTTTTGTGAAGTACGAGAAGACGGACTGGACGAGCAAGAAAGATCCTGTACCTAGGGTCATTTCTCCTAGAGACCCAAAGTTTAACATTAGTGTGGGTAGATATTTGAAGCATCTTGAGAAGAGAATGTTTGGTTCTCTTGCTGAGTTGTTTGGGCACCCAACAGTGTTAAAGGGTTACAACGCGGAGCGTAGCGCACAGTTGTTGCATGAGAAGTGGGATATGTTTCGCAAGCCTGTTGCTGTCGGATTAGACGCGAGTCGGTTCGATCAGCATGTCTCTTTGGAGGCTCTTCGATGGGAACACCAGAGATATCTCGAATGTTTTCCCGTCAAGAAGCATAAGGACAGGTTGCGACGTCTCCTGAGGTTGCAGGAGATTAATCGCTGCACTGGTTATACCCCGGACGGTAAATTGAAGTATACTGTAAAAGGGACCAGAATGAGTGGTGATATGAACACCTCACTTGGCAATTGTGTTTTGATGGTTTCTATGATTAAAGCGTATGCGGTGCATTGTGGCGTCAACCTCCAGTTGGCTAACAATGGTGATGATTGTGTTGTCTTTATGGAACAATGTGATCTTCCCAAGTTTAGCTCTGGGGTGTTTGATTGGTTTATGAAAATGGGATTCAATATGGCTATCGAAGAACCTGCTTATGAGTTTGAGCAAATTGAGTTTTGTCAAACGAAGCCAATCTTCGATGGTCATG